AATTCAAGGCATCCGAAGATGAACATGGTAATGAGACATTTACTGCATCTGGATTTGACTCTGAAGAAGCATTTGAGCAAAAATTCCAAGAAGGTAGAAAGGCTGCATTAGCTAAGCTAAAAGAAGCATCTGGCGCAACGCGTCAGCTTTTGTCTGAGGGAACAAATGCAATGCAGGATATATTTTCAACGTTTAGTAAAATTGTTCAAAAGCCTCCTAAACCATCACCTCCTAGTACTACAGTTAAGAAGCAGACTATTAAAGATCCAGTTACGGGAATCGTTATAAATACTTCACAGCTGGAGGCTATAGAAGGTGAATTGGCTGCAAAAACCAAGCAACTTGATGCAAGTGTTAGCAGTTTCTTTGATCGACTTGGTCACCCATTAACAGAAAATCAAAAGTTGGGTAAATTCCCTGCAGGTAAAAAAGTGGACGGAGATCTTTCTTCTGGAGGAGATTCATCAGAGGATGTACCAGAAACATCACCAGAGGAGTTTAACAAGAGTATGAAATCATTAGGGCTTCCAATAAGATTTACTGACGGCGGGTTTAAATTCTAATGAGTAAAATAACAACCATAACCGAACTAACAAGATCTAAAGAGACTCCTGTTTATATCGATATTAATTCAAATTTCGATAGGAATGCGGTTACTGGTGAAGTGTCTAAAAAAATAAATGTTGAGTCTGTAAAGCAATCTGTTAAATTTTTGCTTTTGACTTCACCAATGGAAAGACCTTTTCAACCAACAATTGGTGGCGGATTGAATAAGTTGTTGTTTGAAAATGTAGACTCTGGTTTGCAAATTAGAGTAGAACAAATGATAAAGACTACTTTAACAAACCACGAACCTAGAGCTGAATATCTTGGATCGAAGATAAGTTTCCAACCAGATAGAAATGGTGCTAGCATAACAGTTAACTTCATGATAAAGAGGTTAAGGGAGGAAGTAAGCATCGACGCTTTTATAGAAAGAACCAGATAGTATGAGAATCATTGAACGTAATAAATATTTTACGAAGTTGAATGGAAATTTGGTACCACCGGGTGTAAGACAAAAAGTACTGAACAGCTTCACTGAAGAAGATTATACAGTAAGAGAATCAAGACAGCCCGATTGTGTGACGGGCGTTGATTATAGTAGAGAACAAGTTGTTCGTGGTAAAGATGGAATGGAGACGAGAAAGGTAAAACCATACTTTGATTGGAGAAGAGTAGATAGAGACAAATTCAGCAACGAGTTATTGCACGAAGTAGCCGATCCAATATTGGAAGGTCTGAAGTTAACTCCTCCGGAACTTTCAATGGGAATATTTAACACATACTTACCATTGGATCCACATAGAGATTCACCGTATGTATATTCCTCTATAAATATAGCATTGGCTGGTGATAGACATTCTCCTGTGTACTTTTATTCACTAAGTAAGGAGAATAATAGCAAAGAAAGTAATGCTGAATATTATCGTTATGATGGTTTTGTTCATGATTTGGTTTATGAAACAGAGGTGTCGTATAATAATGATATTGTGATATTGAATACAGACGAGCTGCATTCGGTTACATATTTTGATGAACCTAGAGTGTTGTTGAGGATTTACCTTGGGATGACATATAATGAGATAAGTCAACACATAGAGGCAAACCTGAAGGATATAATAAATGCCTAGTAACAATGAGCTTGTAGTAGCTAACATGGAATTTGACACTATTAAGTCAAACCTTAAAACATTTATGCAGGGCCAGAGTATTTTCTCTGATTATAACTTCGATGGTTCAACACTTTCTGTGTTATTGGACGTTCTTGCATATAATACTTATTATAACGGAATTTATCTTAATAAAGTAGCCTCTGAGATGTTTCTCGATAGTGCAAGTGCACGCGACAGTGTTTATTCTATAGCTAAAACATTAAATTATACACCACAATCATATCAATCGTCTGTTGCATATGTCGATATTGACGTTAATCCATCATCGAATCCACATTCAATAGTTATACCAAGATTTTCTACGTTCACAAGCACTGTTGATGGTGTGGCATATACATTTTCTACAAACAACAATATAACTGTTTATGCGAATAATGGATATGTTGCTAGTAATGTTGCAATTTACGAAGGTGAGTTGATCACAGAAATTTTCGAAACAAGAAATGGTAATCAAACATATTACATTAATAATTTTGATGTTGATATTAGTAGCATTACTGTTAAGGTCGTTGCGTCTAATACAGACAGCACAAACAGCGTTTATACAAGAGCAAATAGTTTGTTTGGTATCACTAGCTCATCTAATGTATTCTATATTGAGCCGGCTTCAAACGGAAGCTATAATGTCCAGTTTGGTAATGGTACGTTTGGCAGAAAAGTAATAAACGGTAACTTAGTGCAACTTCAGTATCGTATTTCATCAGGTTCGGCACCAGATGGTGCTAACTCATTTACAACTGATGGTGTTGCTGGTCACCCTGCTTCAGTCAGCTTGGTTACAAGGGCAACTGGTGGTTCCACATACCAATCACTTGATGACATTAGATTTGAAGCACCTCGAGCATTAGCATCACAAGAGAGAGCTGTAACAAAAGAAGATTACAGAACATTAATTAAAAACCAGTTTACTGATATCACATCAATGAATGTTTTTGGTGGAGAAGAATTAAATCCTCCTCAGTTTGGTAAAGTGATTTTAGCTTCTAGAAGCTCAGCGTTTGATCAAATACCTGAAGTAATCAAACAAGATATGATCAACTTTATTAAACCTAAAGTACCAATTGGTATAACAACTGAAATAAGAGATCCTGAGTTTATAAACATTAAGGTAGATGTTAATGTCAGGTACAATGGTAATGCCACATCACAAAAACAATCACAAATACAAGCAGTTATTGAAAATACAATTTCTACGTTCAACACCGATAATTTAGATAAGTTCGACGTGACGTTTAGACGAAGTAAATTGATTGAGAAAATTAACGAAGCCGACCCATCAATATTAAGTAATGATATTAATGTCAAACTGACAAAAACTATTATTCCATTGGTTGGTAAAAAGTATGTTAGGGTATTGAATTTTGGTAACCCAATCAAGATTGATAACCCAATCGATAGTGTTACCCAAGATAGGTTTATCAATTCATCTACACCAGCTGTAGAATCTGAAGTGTTTGTATTCGAAGGTACAGCAGGTGCTTCGATTAGAGACGATAGTGATGGTACTTTAATGATTGTAACAGCTAACACTACAGATCTAACTATCTTGCAAAGTGATATTGGTTCAGTTGATTACAATACTGGTGAGGTTTCGATAGCCAACCTTGTTGTAAATGCGTTTTCTACCGGTACAAATTCGATTAAAGTATTTGTTAGGCCTGCAAAAGCAGATATTATTGCGAGGAACACGCAAGTGGTTCGAATTCGAACAGAAGATACTACTGTGTCGGTTGAGACGGAACTTGTATAATGGCTTTAACTGATGTACAAGATTCAATATCCGTATTTGTACAAAGTCAATTTCCACAGATATATGAATCTGAGGACGGTCAGCTGTTCATTGCTTTCTTGCGGGCATACTATGAATACTTAGAACAAAGTGATAAAGAACTAGGTATTTCACGTGACCTTCTAGAACAAACAGATATTGATCAAACATCATCTAGATTTTTAAGTCATTTTAAAAAGACATATTTGTTTAGTATACCCGAAAGAACAACTGTTGACTTTCCATTTCTTATTAAACACATCTTTGATCTGTATCGATCCAAAGGATCGCAAAGAGCGCTCGAGTTATTTTTTAGATTAATATATGGTGTTAACTCTGATCTTTATCTTCCTTCCGAACACATATTTAAGGCATCGGATGCTAAATTTGTTGAGCCAAGATTTATTGAGTGTTATGAAGGAGATTCGGCAACATTACAAGGCCTTTTAGGTTCATTTGTAAGTGGTTCTAAATCTGGTGCAACGGCATACGTATCAGCTATTGTTGAAACAAGAGGAAGAAATCATCGTAAACAAGAATATATCGTTGACAGCGGAGCATCTCGAGAGTTTATAGGATCAGAAATTATTCATGTTCTGTTTCTATCACAAATGGTTGGTGAGTTTGTCGATAATGAGCTTGTTACTAACGGTACACAAACAATTAGAACAAATGGTTCACTTAATGATCTAACAATCACATATTCTGGTCCAAACTATAAACTTGGCCAAGAGATAATAGTTGAGCAATTGGATGGAACTGCAATTCCTGGGTGTGCTCGTGTTACAGGTTTGAGAGATGCATCTGGTGTTCCAACATATACGTTGACAACAAAAGGATCAGGATATTCTGTCAATAGCTTTTTTAGTAACGTAGCTGTTTCAGATCATATTGTCACCGTACGAAACATATCCAATACCGAACGAAATCCAGTTGAATACATACACGGTGAAGGACCGGGTGATATAATTGTCTTGGAAGATGTTTATGATAGAGGAAAAATTATTGTTGAGCAAGACGTCGTCATAGATCGAACAAGCCCAGCTAATAAATTTAAAACATTTGAAACAATTGTTTATCCTAGAGTAGAAGTTGGATTCACTGCTGATACTAATAATATGCTAGTATCAGCAAATTCTCAAAGTGTGTTAAGATTATACCACAACGATATTGAAGTTGCAAATGGTAGAGTTTCTAGTGTGATAAACGCAGCTGGAGAGTTTACCAACGGCGTAATTACAGTGTTTGAGGTTTCCGGAAACTTTGGTGTAGAAGACTATGTGTTACTAGAAGACGGTGATACATTGTTGCAAGAAGATGGATCAAGTAAACTAACATATGAAACATCTGGTACTGCTAACTCATCATTTGTTCTTAAACTAAATGGTAATGACGCTATCAATGCTGCTATATCAAACACAACGAATAATTTTGTTACTGCAACATTTCTTGCGGAAAAACTAAATTCGTCGAATACAACAGAAACAATTATTGGGATGACATCCAATACCGGTGTTATGGTTCAAGTTGCACAGTCTATGATTCGAGGATTAACGTCTAATACAATTGCAGATATTACTGGTAACAGATCACCAACAATTGCAGCTAATATTGCTATAACTGATGTAAGAAGCCCTGCTTCTATTGATGTTAACGTAGATTATATTACAGATACGTTTGCTAATACAAGATTAAATGCTGCTCATTTTAATTTTAATAAATCTAACACAGCAAACGTAAACAACGTGTTGTCTGAAGCGTTGACAAACTATGTCGTAGGGTTTGGGCAAATTGAACGTATTAGTGTTATTGAGACAGGTGATGGATTTACAGCTGATCCTCCAATACTAGTACAAAATAGATATCTAGATGGTATGTTAGGTAATGATGTAAAAATTAAATATGTTGATTTAGCTATCGATTATGAACACATACAAATAGGTGAAGTTCTCAAGCAAACCTCAAGCCGTGAAACACAAACATTAACATTCAGTAACTTTAGCAGCACAAACACCCAAAACTTTACTACTGGTGATGGGGTTGTACAGATAGTTAATGCTACAGCAAACACATATGCTGTCGTCAATGCTGTTGTTAATACTACTGCACTAACACTAGGTGATATAAGAACAATCAATTCATCATCAATAGTTATAGCAACTGGCCATAATGTTACATTCAATGATAATAATATAACACAGCTTGGTGTGTCTGCAGCTAATTCAGTTAATACTATTGCAACGCAATCAAACACCTATGCTGACTACGTAGCATTTGGTGAAGTGTTAACGTCGAATACTGTTACTCAAGAAATAACAATGAGAATGATATCCGTTAATGATTTTAGACCAACAGATTCCACATGGGGTAGACTACAATCAAATAATAACTCTAAATCATTAAACATACTAGAAATATCTGATGCAGAAGACGCAAACGTTGGGTATATTACATTTGATACTACAAAAAGACTTGGGTTAAATGCTAATATTAATTCACAAGTTGAGACTGGAAACAATCTAATTAACACAGTAGCTATTATTGAAAGTGGATATAACTTCCATCACGGAAAAGATTTTGTTTTCAGATCAACAACCAATAATAGCATTTTACAAGCTAACGGTACTGTTGTGGTTAAAGGTACAGGCAAAGGTAAAGGATATCATGAGACTGATGTTGGATTTATTAGTGATCCAGAAAACTTCTTACACGACAACGATTTCTACCAAACTTATTCATATCAAGTCCTATCAGAGTTTTCTTTAGATAAATATCAAAAACTGTTGAAAGAGGTGATTCATACAGCTGGGTTTAAGTTATTTGGTAAGGTGGTATTGACACCATACACCGAAAGCGCAGCAGAAATTTCTGAGTCGTCCATCACGCAATCGGGTTGAGGTAAATGGTAAGCAAACTATATACAGCTTTTAGTATAAATGCAGCAGATCAATTTGTGGAATCAATTGGAGAGACCGCAGTCGATCACTACTATGTCACTTTTGGTAAGCATACTGATTATGCTGAATCAAGCCCTCCTGCCCCACTAGATTCAGCAGCTAATTCAATTTGGCAAACATATGATGAGATGATTGGTGGTAAAAGAGTGAGAGGAACAGACGTCACTCTTGCTATCAAAAATTACAATTGGGCAAATGGTACAGTATACCCACATTATGATGATCAATCAACAACATTAGAAGGTAGTCAGTTTTATGTAACAACTACCGAAGGAACAAATAGACACGTATGGAAGTGTATTGATAATAATAATGGTGCTGTATCTAATCAGCAACCATTGTTCTCAACGGTATCCAGTTCATTAGAACAAATTACAATCAATACCAACGATGGTTATCAATGGAGATTTATGTATACCATTAATGATACCACAAACAATAAGTTTAGTTCAAACAATTATATTCCTGTGGTTACACATGCCAATGCTAGTGGTAATGCTATTAGTGGCTCGATTGATTTTTATAAACTGTCTAATTATGGTAATGGGTATGCGGTATTTGCAAATGGTGCTATTGTTTCCAACTCTTCGGTCACTAACGCAACCTCGTTTATAATAAGTTCTGATAGTTTCACGTTATCGTCTAATGATGATTTCTATAATACGTGCGGTATATACTTTACTGCTGGTGCTGCTAATGGACAATATGCTATTATTAACGATTGGGATGCATCATCTAATACAATTACACTAGCAACACCTTTAGCTTCAGCACCAAATACTTCTTCTAGATTTGAGATCACACCAAACGTGGTTGTTGTTGGTAATGGTACTGGCGCTAAAGCAAGAGTTAGAATTAATACATCAACAAACACTGCTGCTAATGTTCAAGTTATTCAGAGAGGGTCAGGATACACACATGCAGACATTACAATTGCAGGAAACAATTCAGGAGGCGCCGCATCAGCTCGTGCAATTATTAGTCCTCCGGGTGGTCATGCTTCAGATCCAAAAAATGAACTCTACGCACGATATATAATCATTAGTACAGATTTTGCAAATAATGAGACATTAAACTTACAAACCCATAACGATTTTCGTACTGTTGGTTTGTTAAGAAATCCTAAATTTGCAAATGTACAAATAACCTACGAAAACGCAAGTGTATTGTTTGAGCCTGGTCAGATAGTAAACGATTCAGTCACAGGTGCTTCAGGAAAAATTCACTTTGCTAATACTAGTGTAATTCAATTATCCAATGTTATTGGAACATTTGTTCCTTCAAATACAGTTTATACAGCTAACGTAGTAATAACTGGTGTAGGCACTGCAAAGCAAACGGCTGTCAGAGTTAATGCAAACGATATTAGATCTGATGGTAACTTCTTCCAACAGACTACAAAATACGATATAAATATGACTAGTGGTGGAACATTTTCTGAGGATGAGGTATTAACGCAAGATAATTACACAGGAAATGCAGTTGTTTATTTTGCTAATACGACTCGTGTAAGTGTTACATCTCTTAAAGGAACTGGTTTTGCGGAAGACGTTAGTAAAATTGTTACCGGAGGAACATCTGGACAAACAGCAATTATTACAAGCACAATTCAACCAGATCTAACCAGTGGCTCAGGTACTGTTTTATATCTAGAAAACATTGAGCCGGTGAGTAGATCAAACACAACAACAGAAGCACTGAAACTGGTGATTAAGTTTTAACAGGAAAGAATAAATGGCAATAACCACAGATCTTAATGTAACACCATACTTCGATGATTTCGATGCTAATAATCAGTACGAAAGGGTTCTGTTTAAGCCAGCTGTACCAGTTCAAGCAAGAGAACTGAACCAAATACAAAGCACATTTCAAAATCAAATCGAGAGAGGATTTGATCATATTCTAAAAGATGGTGCAATTGTAACTGGTGTTTCAAAAACATTTGCAAAGAATGATTACATTAAAGTTAAAGACGCCTTTCCTTCCAACAACGCACCAGTAAATATTTTTAACTTTTCTAATGGATATATTGTCGATACAACATCCAATCTGGTGATGGCAATTATATCAGTAGCGGATGGATTTGAAGTAAGAAACCCTAGTTTGAAAACAATTTATGGAAAGTACGTAGGTACTGGTAACACGACACTAGCAAACGGGTTTGTATCAGACGTAGAAGCATTTACATCTGGTAGACAAGTAACGTTTTTCCCAGCAAACGGTCAAATATCTGGTGTAACGATTTCTAGTGCTGGTGAACTCTATTCTAATGGTGACACTGTTGTATTTAATGGTACGTTTGGTTCCAACGCTCAAGGTACAGTTATAACTAATGCTAGTGGTAATGTCACTGGTGTAACAATGACGAGCGGTGGTGTTGATTATCGTTATATTGATGTTGTTAATGTCTCAATATCTACAGCTACAGGAAGTGGCGCCAATCTTGTTGCGGTTGTTAATGCTGGAGCAAACCTTGAAATTGCCAACTCGTCGTTTGAACTGGCGGGTAATGTTGAATTTAGTGTCGTTGGTCATACAAAACGATTGTCTGTTGATGAAGGAACAATATATCAAAAGGGAACATTCCTAACTGTTAGACCACAAAGCGTTGTCATCAAAGCTCATACGCCAGTACCTAGAAATATGGTTGTCGGGTTTGAAACTGAAGAGGCTGTTGTTAATAGCAATGCTGATCAATCGTTACTTGATAATGCACAGGGATTCAATAACGAAAAAGCTCCTGGTGCTGATAGATTAAAGCTGACACCAGTTCTTAAATCATTAACAGTTGCAGAGTCAGACGCATCAAACACATTTTTCCCAATTATTCGATTCAACGCCGAAGGTTCACTTATTGAAGCAAGGCAGCAAAATCAATATTCAGCAATTGGTGCTGAAATGGCACAGAAGAGATTTGATTCTGACGGCAACTACTCAAAACAAAAATTTACTGTAACATTCCAAGCTAATACAGCTAACACTAACCAAACAGTTTGTGTAGTTAGCCCAGGTGTTGGATATGTTCGAGGCTATCGAAACGAGCTTGTTGGTAAATCCCGTTTGGTTTTCAGAAAAGGTACTGATACAGCAAACGTAAGTGATGCAACATTCTCGCAGTCGTTTGGTTTTTATGTTAAAATACAAGAGATGGTCGGTACATTCGACTTTAATAACAACTGTGAAGTCTTCTTGTTGGATACAGCTGGAAACAGACTTTCTACAGCTGGTACCTCGGTTCCAACAGTACCAACAACAAACACATCAACCAATACGACAATTGGTAGCATTGGTGGTACAGTAACAGGTGCTGGTCCTTCATATACTGGTAATGTTATTGGTCGTGCTAGAATCAAGTCAATTATACTAGAATCATCGTCCACTTCTGTTTCAGATCCTGCAGCAAAGTTCCAAGCATATTTGTTTGACCTTCAAATTGCAGCTGGTCATTCGTTCGATGAAGTTAAAGCAATATCATACTTCACTGCTTCCAATGCTGGTAAGGGATTTGCAGACCTAGAATTGTCTACTGCATATTCACAAAGCAACACGTTTACTTCTAGTATTCCAAAAATTATTGAACCAGAATTCAGAACACATATTCGTAGAGTTGGTCGAAAAGGTATAAAGACATTAGAACCAAGTGGATCAGCTACAACCCGTTATAACTATCGTACAGTGCTTGATGGAACAATGAGTGTAAGTGGCGTTGTATCATTTACGCTCAGTGGTAATCAGATATTTGATTATACATCAGGTGGCACGCTTTCTGATGATGAGGAGAGAGAAGTACTTCTTGTTGCTAATGGTACAGCATCACAAGCTCAAACAGCAGCTAAAACCGGTTCGTTGTCATTGTCGGCTACATCTAATGTTATTACTGGAACGAGTACTTTATTTACAGATGATTTAAGAATAGGTGACTTTATTAGAACAACTGCAGCAAACAGTAGTGATGAATATTTCCAGGTGAGGGAAGTTCGAAGCAACACCTCTATTCAAGTCGATCGAGCAGCTGCAGCTACAGAAGCTAGTGTAACCTATAGAAGGTATTATCCATCTAACGTGCCTATTGATCTAAGAGGCACAACAGCATCGAACGTACAAATTAGTGTTGATCAAAAAACAATTACATTCAATGCTACAAGAGGTGATACACTTGAAAGCACAATGCCTGTTAGAGCTTATGTTAACGTAAGACGAAATCAAGCATCAAAGCTATCAAAGACACTTAATAGCAATACATTTGTTAGAATCGACTGTAGTAATAACGCTGGTGGTACAACCGGTCCATGGACGTTAGGTGTGCCAGACGTACTTAAACTTCAAGCTGTATATGTCGCAAGTGATTATGCTACAATCACAGCTGATCTTGCTGCTAATGCTGCTAGCCTAACATATGATTACTCTGATCATTTTAGACTTCAAAGAAATCAAAAAGATGGGTTTTATGATCTTTCTAAACTAGAACTGATCACCCCAGCTAATCCAAGCAAATCAGCACCAACGATTACTTCGGGTTCTAAGATTATTCCTGTGTTTAAAGTATTTAACACCGATACTTCTGGAGGTGGTCTAGGGTTCTACACTGTCGATAGTTATCCAGTAGACGATGTAACAGCAACATTGCCAACTAATAAGATTAGAACTGAAGATATTCCAATCTATGTTTCACCAATGTCAGGAGAAACATTTGATCTTAGAGATTCTATTGATTTTAGAAGAGTTGCTGCAAACACAGCAAACAATATTGCGGGATGGAATTCATTTGACTCAATTGATGTTACTGTAGCTACATTGAATCCTAATGTAACAGTTACATTTACAGGTGAACAGTTTAACTTCTCTCCGAGAAAAAATCTTCAAGCTGACTATCAATATTATCTACCACGTAAAGATGTTATTACTCTTTCAGAAACAGGTAGAGTACAAATAGTTGAAGGTGCAGCATCAGATACTCCGTCTACACCTTCGGTAGACGAACAGCAAACGCTTGTTCTTGGAAGTGTTAATGTACCAGTGTTCCCAACATTAACAGCAGCACAAGCCGAAGCTGCACAGAGACCTGATTATCGTATAACTTACAGTGACCAACAGGTCAGAGGTTACACGATGAAAGATGTTGGAAAAATTCATGAGACTGTTAAACGCATAGCTCAGGTTACTGCATTAAGTGCACTCGAGAAATCGGCAGCTGATCTTGATATTCCGTCTGGTGTCGATCCAAGTCTAAACAGATTTAAAAACGGTATCTTAGTTGATAACTTTAAAACAACAAAGACATCGTCACAAAGACATCCAGAGTTCAAGGCATCATTTAATACTGCACTTGGTACTGTATCTCCTAGACACCAACAAGTTCGTATTCCTCTTAATATTGTACCTGCTGCAGGAGTCAATACAACAGTTGTTGGTAATACAGTTACACTGGATTTCACAAATAGAGTTTTAGCTGAAGTAGATAGCGCAACATCTAGAAGAACAGTTGCAACAATGACGTATCGGTTCAGAGGCAAGGTTAAAATGCTTCCGTCTGACTACGACAACTGGGTAGATACTCGTTTTAGACCAGAAGATCAAGTTACAGCAACTATTGATCTCGGCGCAAGCGCTGAGAGCTTGGCAAAAATTGTTGAGCAAGATGTAGATTTCCAACGACCTTCAACTGACGTAGCTAGAAGTCGCGTCGAAGAGGTTCTTCAAAGCGTAACAACAACATCGTCTAGTAGTCAGCTGGTCCAAATTGGTAATGGATTATTCAATCAGCAAATCACAAACACAATTCTTAATGAATCCATTGGTGTTGAAACAACAACTACTACTACCACACAACGAAATATTATGGAGAGTGTGGAAACATTTGATACTATTAGCTTTGGTACATTTGTTCGTGATATTAGAGTTGAACCGTATATGAGAGAGCAAACAATCTCATTATACTTTACCGGTGTTAAGCCATCAACTATTCACCACATTTTCTGGGATAAACAAAACGTTGATGCAAACGCTCGACCATGTACAATCAGAGACGCTGCTCTCACAGCTGGTACGTTTACGCATGAAGACTTTGAGCCGACTGATGTTAAAGGTAGCGCGCTAAGATCAAACTCACGTGGTGAGCTTTTTGTTCAATTACACATTCCACCACAAACATTCAAAGTTGGTACCAACGAAGTTGTTGTGATGAATCAACCATCATACAGCTCATTAGAAAAGCAACCTTCTTCGTTTGCTATTGGTACACACAACTCAAGTAACTTTGGTGTCGACAAAGGTTCTACAGAGCTAACTCTGCGTAATGTTAACTTTGACACGAGACGTATTTCTGATGTTGTTGTTGATACAGAAAATACAATTGAAAATAGATCCGCGTTAATTGGTCAATCTGTAACAGCGCAATTTGTTGGTAGTGTTGGTGATACTAGTGGAGACAACCCAGATGCAGGTGATACGGACGGCGGTGCAGACCCATTAGCCCAAACCTTCTTTGTTAAGGCACCTCGTCAATCCAGTGAGCTTCGTGAGGGTACCCAGCTTGCAGAAACTGTCAATGCAAATAATGTAGTTACTAGTAGACCGGGTAGTGAAAACCCAGAAGGGGTATTTGTAACAAAACTTGACTTGTATTTTGCACAAAAAGATCCATCATTGGGTTGTACGATCGCATTAGTTGAAACGGTTAACCATGTACCTACTGATAGAATCGTGCCATTTACACAAGTACATAAGAGATCAGATCAGATTAATGTTAGTACCAACGCGTCGGTGGCAACAACATTTGAATTTGATGGGTTGGTCTTCTTGAGAGCTAATAAAACATATGCTATACGTGTAATGACTGATGGTTCAACGCCATTATATGAGTGTTGGACACATACTGTTGGTCAGCCTGATGTGACAACACCAACGAGAATATCAAACAAAGACTTGCATGAGGGCAACCTGT